TGACCCCTTCCACCAACGATCCATCCTCCACCCTCCCCAGCCTCATTCTTCCTGATGGTCCCAGGCCCTCCTGCCCCATCTTACTGGAAGCCAAAAGTGTGTTGGATAAAGCCCACAATCTGCGCAGAGCCCTGCGCCACCTCTCCCGTTCCACCCGTCGCTGTCTTACCTGCCCCGAGAATAGCTCTTGCCCCTCCATCCGCTACTTCGATCATGCTGTCGACCTCGCTCTCCAGCAAATTACCCGTGAGTGGGGTCTCGACCAGGATTAATGCTTGCTCCCATCCAGCCTGCACAATGGTATTCAATGGAAGACGATTTTTCAAAACTCCTGCCCGTCCTGACCCATATCTCGCTTTTTACCGAGCTAGGTGACCTCCATCTACGCACCTACCAGCTTGCAGTCGCCCGAGCGATAACTGCATCGGTCGTAGCTAGAAAGGGCTATCCTTCGTGGTTGTCTTCCCCCGCCAGTCTGGTAAGAATGAGCTCCAGGCCCAAATCGAAGCTTTTCTCCTTACTCTGTTCAGTCTCACCCGCGCTAGTCTGGTGAAAATCTCACCCACCATTCTGCCCCAATCACAGAATGCTATCTGGCGTCTCGAGCATATCTTGTCCATGAGTATTCTCACTAAATCCCGTTGGATTAAAAAATCCGGTTACGTTTTCCAGATTGGTTCAGCCAGCCTCCACTTCCTTTCTGGTTCCCCCACTGCTAACATTGTTGGCGCTACAGCCTCCCTACTCCTGGAATGTGACGAAGCCCAGGATGTTCAAATCTCCAAATGGGATAAGGAGATCGCCCCCATGGCTGCATCTACCAACGCTACCCGGGTATTTTGGGGTACAGCCTGGACCAGTCGCACCCTGCTCGCTCGTGAGCTGCGTGCTGCTCGCCTGGCTGAGCAGAAAGACGGCATCCGTCGCACCTGGGTTCTTACCGCTGATCAGGTTGGCGAAGAGGTCCCGGCTTATCGTAAGTTCGTCGACGAGCAGATCGCCAAGCTGGGACGCAATAATCCCTTGGTGCGCACGCAGTATTTCAGCGAAGAGATCGACAGTGAAGGCGGTATGTTCCCCCTCTCACGTCGAGCGCTCATGGTCGGGTCCCATTCTAAACAAATTCTGCCCGTGCCTGGTCACGTGTACGCTTTTACCATCGATGTAGCCGGTCAGGATGAAGGCGCAATCCAGGATCTCGAGCAGCTGGCCAATCCAAAACGGGATAGCACTGTGCTCACCATTTTCGAGCTGGAGATCCCATCCACCGATCACCTGGTCACCAAACCGATTTATAAAGTTCTTCTTCGTTTATCCTGGCAGGGTGTCAAACATAGTGCTCTCTATGGGACGTTTCTTGGTCTTGTTGATTTATGGCAGCCGGTCAAGCTGATCATCGACGCCACCGGCGTTGGTGCTGGTCTGGCCGCCTTCCTCGCCGATAAGCTTGGCAGCAAGGTTCTACCGTTTGAGTTCAGCCAGGTTAGCAAATCAGATCTCGGTTGGTCTTTTCTTTCCATCATTGAGACCGGTCGTTATAAAGATTATTACCCGCTCGATCCTGAAATGTCACTCCAGCTCGAGTACTGCCAATATGTGATCATGGATGGCCCGGGTAAGATCATGCGCTGGTCAGTTCCGGATGGCACTCGTGATGTTGCCACCGGTGACCTGGTCCATGATGATTGTGTTCTTTCAGCTGCACTGATCAGTCTTCTTGATCAAGAGACCTGGGGCACCGGTGAAAGCCAGGTCGTGCCTGTCAAGGATATCCTCGAAGAATTAGGAGAAACGTACTAATGAAAACTTTTGGTGTCGACGTCAGTCATTGGGAAGGTCTTATCGATTGGACTGTTGCTGCACGGTGGGTCCCATTTGTCTATTACAAGTGCACCGATGGTATCAAATTTATAGACTCCACCTTCGAGCTTAACAAGGCCGGCTGCATGGCTGCCGGCATCCCGCACGCCCCCTACCACTATTACCAGCCTGCGCACGACCCCATCGCCCAGGCTGAGCATTTCATCCGCACTGCCGGTAAAGGCTACGGCAGGTATATTGTCGACCTTGAAACTCCCGAACGGGTGGAAGGCATCACTTCGAAACTGCAGGCATTCCTCGAGCGGGTTGAGCAGCTCACCGCCATCAAGCCAGCCATCTATACCTCGGCCGGCTATTGGAATGATTTCATCCATCCTAAGCCTGCCTGGGCTAAGAACTTCGACCTGATCGTTGCTCACTATACCCGTGATCATCAGCCGTTGCTCCCCATTGGTTGGGCCACGTGGCGCATCTGGCAGTTCAGCGATTACTGGTTCTTCCCAGGCTGCACCGAGACGGCCGACGCCAACTGGTTCAATGGCGATCTGGCTGCAGCTCGAGTCTGGTTTGGTAACTATCGGGTGGTCGATCCCCCAATCTACAATAAGACCCAGGCACGCTCACTCTTTCCAGACCTCCACATCCGGCATCTACCTAACGCCCTGGCCAGGCAGATTGGCCACCTTTCCAAGGGTGAGACCGTGCAGATCAACGAGCTGGGCGGTAAGGAAGTCTGGATCAAGCATACACGTGGCTGGACCTGTGTCGAAAAAGATGGTTATCGCTACATGGAGGTGGTCAAGTGAATAATTTTTCTGTAATTATTCATAGTGTCTTCGGGAGTTCACTATGAAAGCGCCATCATTCTTAGCTCGTTTGTTCACCTTCCGGAAGATTGAGCAATTTACCGTAACCCCTAACCTGGCCACCGATGATCACTGGCAGACCATCAGCGGGCGCAAGCATGATCGCTCCTGGTCAGAAATCCAGGAGCTGTACACCGACGCCCTCACCGCCTGGCGTAAGAACCCCATGGCCTGGCGGGTGATCAACACCACCGTCAACTACGTGATTGGCACCGGGATCTCCTTCACCAGTGTGGATGCAGCTCTCGATAGTTTCATCAAGGCCTTTTGGACCCATCGCAAGAATCACATGGACCTTCGCCTCGTGCCCATGGTCGAAGAGCTGAGCCGCTCCGGTGATCTGTTTGTACTCTTGTTTCGCAATCAGCTGGATGGCATGTCTTACATTCGCTTTGTTACCAAAGATCAAATCCAGAAGATCGAGACCGCCGATAACGACTGGGAGACCGAGCTGGTGTATTGGGAGAACCCACCTGCCGGTGAGTTCCAACCCAGGCGCTGGCTATCACCCGATCATCCGGAGGCCGGCATGTCAGACGCCGTCATGCTTCACTACAGCGTCAACCGACCCATCGGTGCGCTTATGGGTGAGAGTGATCTGACCACGATCATCCCCTGGTTACTGCGTTATAGTCGCATGCTCGAAGACCGGGTGCGCTTGCATTGGGCAGCTCGAGCCTTCTTGTACCTGGTGACGGTCCCCTCCAACAAGGTCGAGAGTAAGTCCACTCAGTATGGTTCAGCTCCTGAGAGCGGGTCCATCGTCGTCAAAGACGAGAGCGAAACGTGGGAAACCATCACCCCTAACCTGCGTGGTGCTGACGCTGGCTTCGATATGAAAGCCGTGCGTCAGCTGATCGATGCCGGTTCAGGCTTCCCGCCTCATTGGCGTGGTGAAGGTGGTGAAGTCAACGTTGCCACCGCCGAAGCCATGCAAGCCCCGCCAGAAAAGTTTCTGATAAAAAGACAGGAATATTTCGTCTGGGTTTTGGAGGATATTTTGTACCAGGCCTTCCTGCGGGCAGTTGAGATTGGCGCTCAGCCGGCTATTACCGAGACTTCGTATAGTGTTATCTTCACTTGTGAAGCCCCCGATGTCACCCTGCGTGACAATGCTCAGCTCGCCACCGGTGCCAATCAGCTCGCCGAAGGCTTCGCCATGCTGCAAAATACACTCCTTGGCAAGTCCCCCACCCTCCACCGTATCGCTACCGACATGGTTCTCAAGTTCGCCGGTGAGACCGTCGACGATAAAGTGCTGGACAAGATCATCGCCGAAGCCAAAGCAGATCCCATCCAACCCGTCATGCTGCCAGGTCAGGAAGTCGCCAGACCTGGTAAACCCGCAGGTGATCAACCTGGTAACCAACAAGGGGCTTCAACCCCTTGAATCTCAAATCTATGGAGGCTCCAAAATGAAATCTATTCTTCTTCCACCCATGAACCCAGCTCAGGAGGCCAAGGCCAAGCGGCTTCTCGATATGATTGGCGAGTACATGGGTTCAAACATCACGGTTGAAAGTGTGATCAGCATGAAAGCCAACTTCCCCGATGATCGCCCTGATATCGAAGCCATCCTCAAACGTTTGGCCGGTAATAAGACTGGTTTCCAGGTTAAAAAGGCAAACGGTAATCCTACAAGTTCGACTGATCCAGATCCAAGTAGTGGAGGGGGTGAACAATAAACCTTGCAGAAAATGTAGTTTTACTCAGATTTTTGGTCCCGATCGAGCTGGACCAGGCGCGCTTTCAATTCAATATATCTTGCGAAAGGAGTATGTTATGGACCTGAGTAATTTTCTTGTCAATCCTGTCACCCTGGCTTTGATCGTTCTGGGTGTAGTCGAGTTCATCAAGAAGTTCGGCGTGACAGGGAACAAGCTCATGCTTGTCGCCATGGCTGTTGGTATCTTCTTTGCCTTGTTATATAAGGCCAGGGATTTCTACCTTCCAGCTCAACCGTACATCGATGTAGCTTTTTTCGGCCTTGCAGTCGGTCTGGGTGCCAGCGGTATTTATACATTCGTCAATGATCGCTTCCCACCCCAAACCACGGCTACCTTGAAGTACACCAAGGTCACCACCAGGAGGGGAGGGATTGAAACTCCCTCAACAGAAAAGGAGGACTTTCCGAAGTGACAACAGAAAAATTACGCAGCAATCCCATTCAGCTCACAGGATCCATCGGAGAAGACGCCATTCTCGGTGTCAGCATCGCCACCACTGGCGAAGCGGTTGGGCATAGGTTGCTCTTCGACCAGGTCACCTTGTCTCAGCTGCAGCTCCTGGCATCCTCCAAAGCCACCGGTGTTAAGTCCAGGTTCACCCATCCCGACTGGTTCCATGATGGTCTTGGTAAATATCTCGGTCGGGTCCGTAACTTTCGGTTAGAGAGTGAGAAGCTGGTCGGTGACCTGCTGATCAGCAAATCAGCCCACAGCTCACCCGCCGGTGATATCGGTCAGTATGTGCTCGACCTGGCCAGGGAAGATCCCGCCGCTCTCGGTGTGTCCATCGTCGTCGACTTTGATCGTGTCTGGCCCACCGCAAACGGTAAGGAGCTGCCGGCTGCCGGCGGTCGACCTGACGGCGCAACCGGAAAGTACCCCGTTGCCCGGATCAAAGAACTGTACGCAGCTGACCTGGTCGATGAGCCTGCCCTCAATCCAAATGGTTTATTCAGGGTTGCAAGTGCCAGTCAATTTTCACCAGAAGAAATGTTTGCTTTTTTACATCCGGAAGCAGTACCAGAAAACCCCACAGAAGGAGAATCACAAGCAATGACAGATCAACCCATTTTAGAACGTATTACCAAGCTCGAAGCCAGCATCGAGAACCTCAAAGATGCTGTCGCCGATAATGTGGTCAAGATCGGCAACCAACCCCCCAGGGGTCAGCAGTTATCCCAGGCTCCGGCTGCAGCTGAACAGTTCCAGGGCTACTTTGATTGGATGTTCGGTGCACCAGGTGCCAGACTGCCCCCTCCGGAGCTTCGCAGGGCAGATGCTTTGTACCGTGCAGTCACCGGTGACGTCGAAATGCATGGCAAATTCGACCCCTCCCGGGTTGCCTTCGCTGCCGCCACCACCACCACCCTCTCAGATCTGGCCGTCAATGCCATGAATAAAGTCGTCCTGGACCTGTACACCAACCTGACCGCGTACAGGTGGTACGAGCTGATCACCAGTGTGCAAGCCTCCGATGGATCACTGCATGATATGCAGTGGCTTCAATTCGGAGGGGTGGCAGCTCTGCCGGTCGTCGCCGAAGGTGCAGCCTACACCGAGCTCGCCGTGGCAGACACCAAAGAAACCGGTGCCTTCACCAAGTACGGCGCTTATGTCGGTATCACTGAAAAGATGTTGAGAAACAGTGAGATCGACAAGCTCCAGGCCATCCCACGTGCGTTGACCATCAGCGCCATTCGCACTCGTTCAGCAGCGATCGCCGCCATCTTCACCCAGGCTGCCGGCTTGGGGCCCACCCTTGCCCAGGATAGCAAGGCCTTGTTCATCGCTGATAATTCCCATGGCAATTACGCCACCACCGCTTACTCGATTGCAGCCTGGAAAGCAGCTCGCCTGGAGTGCATGAAAGCAGCTGAGCTCGGTTCGGCCAAACGCCAGGCGTTGTGGCCCAAGTTCCTGCTCGTCCCGGCCGATCTTTACGATCAGACCTTGATTGATTTCGGTTATGGTGCCGGTCCTGGTGGATATCCGGCCACACCCAACAATGACGTCAACCCCTACGCCATGGACCGCCCCGGTGATCCTCGCCCCGTTCCTGTTCTTGTTCCTGAGTGGACCGATGTTACCGATTGGGCTTACATCGTTGACCCACGCATCGCACCGGTCATCTGCATGGCTTACGGTGACAACCCAGGAGGGACTACCCATCCTGCACCGCAGTTGTACAGCGTGACGGATCCCACCAGTGGGCTGCTCTTCACCAACGACACCCTCCCCATCAAGGTCCGTGACTTGTTTGCCTACGGCGTCGCCACTTACCGAGGTATCGGAAAACGTGTTGTCGCCGGATAACCCCATCTACTTAACCGGTGACCCACCCACCGTTTAAGCATTCTCCTATGCCTGGCTGACCTCCTCCTTCAGCCAGGCAGTAGGGGCAAAGCCCAGAAAGGCGTAACTCATGGTCTGTATTTCGGATAAAGACCAACCTTGATCATCATTCGTAGGGGAGAAGCAGTGATCTATCTGCTTCGCCCTTCTTATGGCTCATGCAAGGTACACACTTCACAGTCAGTTATCACACAGCCGGTGCTTTGGCTGCCAACCATTCGTTCATCTTCAAAGTCCCCTTTGACTGCCAGCTGATCTCAGTCTCAGCTGCAGCCTCCAATGCCAGCAACGGTATCCTCGATGTTGGTTACACCGGTGCGCTCGAAGCCTACGTTGCCAACATGGACGTGGGTGATAGCGCAGTCGCTGCCATCCTGGATGAGCCAGGTGACTTCGAAGGCGACAACTTCCCCCACATCGTAGCCGGCACCAACATCATCGCCACCCTCGACTATGACGGCGCTGGTGGTACAGCAGCTCAAGACTTCACCCTGGTGCTTTGCTTCACGGAGGGCTGATCATGGCCAAACGATCTAATGTAAGGGCGAAGCAGAAATCTTCACCTGCTTCGCCCAAGGTTGCCATGGTTGCCCCCCCACCGGCTAAGCCTTTACCTTCGTTCACTCTTGAAGAGATCCTCAAACTTGCTGGCAATAATCGAGCTTACACAGTTCTTGCTTCACATGGCCATATTTGGAAGGTCCACTTCGAAGGTGATTTAGTACCATCCCTGGTGAACATGGAAAAAGGCAAGCCAACCATCGTCAAAATAGAAGACGATTAGAGTCCTTTCTAAACTTTTGGCAGGTCAAGCGCAGCGTTAAGTTCCAGCTTCGCTTGACCTGCAGGTCCTTCTCTGTAAAATCTTTTCTTGAACTCTTGGCCGGCTAACGCCGGCAGATCTAAGGAGCACTTCATGTCTGAAATTGCGATCAGTCGAATTACTATCAACACCGCCGGTGGTGCCGGCGTTGCCGTTGGCAGTGGCACCACCATCCCCATCATGGGCTTCTTGCTCGATGTGTTCATCGACTATAACGCAGCTGCACCCGCCACCACCGATGTCACCATCACGGATCCCATCTTTGGCAACCTGCTGGTCAAGTCCAACAACAACACTGATGTTTCGCTTGCCCCACGTGAAGCCACCGTCGACGCAGCTGCAGCAGCCACCGGCCTGTATGATCTCTATCCCATTTGCTCAGCCCTCACCATCTCCGTTGCCCAGGCTGACGCTTTAACCGCCTGTGTCGTAGTCACCGTGCGTTGGATTTCCCCCTAAAGCCAGACGAGTCCAGCGGTCACCTGCACGATTTATGTGCGGTTCCCTTCAGCTGGACGAGTCCAGCGTTCCCTTCAGCTAGATCGTAGGAGGTAGTGATGCAGCCATTATTAATTCACAGTAAGGCTATACCTTATTACCAAAGGGTCAAGGCATTGTTCGGCTCTTCCTTGGTCGCTTATTATCCACGCATTCATGATGGAGTGGATATTTCAGGCAACAACCACACCGGATCTCCAACTGCCGTTTCTGCTGGTTTAGGCATTGGGGATGGATTATCTTCGGGTGTATTCGATGGTGTCACTAGTTACGTTAACTTACCCGCCAGTCTACGAGCTGCATTTCCATATACCGAGGGTTCCTTTTTGATCTGGCCTTGCGTAGACTCGTACGATGTTTGGATCGATAACACGTCCCGCAGGATGTTTGAGTTTATCGATGGTGACGGAAGCGACTACATGCGTATTTATAAGGACCCTTTGTATAATCGCTATGATGCTTACTACAGGTTCGGCGATGTTGCTACCCGAAATGTGTCCGAATCTTCTAGTTCGAGTGGTTTTATCCCATTGATCTTTACGTGGAGCAAAAGCAACAATCGAACTCGTTTATACACTCATGGAAGATTGAGAGGGACTAGCACTTACCCGGATGATGTTTTGCATGTGTTTTTTCGTTCGAATATTGGATGTAGTCACGTGCCTGTTACGAATGGTTGGATCGGAAGGCTTGCGCATTTTGCCATCGGAAATATCGAAATCAATGCTGCTCAAGCCCTGGTGTTATCTCACAGTTCAGTCAAGCTGTTTACCATATTAGGAGATAGTGTTTCCACCTTGAGCGGGCATTGGGCCTCCCGAACAGTTTTTAATTATCCATCTAGAGCCGATCTGCTCGATCATGCCTACTCAGGTCATTCGATTATGGCCAATATGGACGCACAAGTAACAGCTTCAGCTTTAGACGACGCCGACATCATCATTATTGAATTGGGCACGAATGATGATAACGCCGGCAACATGGCAAACTTGCAAGCCGAAGCGGAAGAAAATATAGCCGAATTAAAAGTTTCAAATCCAAGGGCTGCGCTTTATTGGATGAATGTTTTACCTCGTTGGACAGATAACGGTGGGGGCACTCCGGTAGATAAGGGCAACATTCGCACTGCCATCGCCGCGGCTTGCTCAGCGAAAAGTATCACGTGTTGGGATACATTCACAGCCCCTTGGATTACTGCCGCCCAAACATCTGATGGCTTGCACCCAACCGCAGCCGGTCATGCTGCGATTGCCGTGCAGGCACTGGCTAGACTATAAGGAGAACTGATGAGTGTAAAATTCAGCACCCTGTTAACCGATTGCCTGGTCTCCCTGGGTGACGATGACGCTTCCACCTGGTCCAGGACGGATAAGATCTGGCCCTGGGCTATCGAGGCTATGATGGCTTTCCCCATTCTGCGTGGCATGGAGCTCGAGTACACCATGCTGGCTGCCTCCCATAAGGTCACCTTGCCGGCAGATTTCCGTGAGATCATCAGCGTCGAGTATCCCATCGACCAGGAACCACCGGCCTATCTCACCAGGTTGAACCACCTGGATCCACTTTTCTACCAGGCCGTCACTTATTACGATATCGATCGTGACTACAAGACCGGCAAGGGTTGGTTCTTGTTTGTCGCTAAGAAGTTGGCCATCGGTGAAAAAGTCCGGATCAACTACCTGGCCAACCACTCCACCGACGTCGATGACGTTAATAAGCTGATCACCATCCCAGACGAGTATGAGAATATCCTCGTCGCTTACGTGGTCGCTAAAGCTTACCGTGAAAGGTTGGGTGCCTACATGCAGGATCCCACCGCTCACACCAGCATCATCATGCAAATGACTGACATGACCCGTAAGGCAGAAGAAAATTATAATCAGATGGTCCTTCGAGCTCAGGAAAAGCTGGCTGAGAGCCGGTCTTCCCCCCACATGTCCAGCGACAAGTTTGATCGGGTGTATTGATCATGGCAGACGTTATTTCTTATCATTCAGCTAGTGCTTTAATTTATACCGGCAAAGGTGAGCTTATTGGCTTTGTCGTTAGTTGTTCTAGTGCCACCGGCACTCAGTTTGAGTTTTTTGATAATGATGAAGTCGGTGGTGCTTGGCTTTTTTCTGCCTTTGTGTCTTCCGAGCATCCTTTGGTTATTTTTTTTCCTGAACACGTACGCCCCAAATTTGCCATCGGTTTGTACGTTGTCTTAGAGCCTAATGTGATCGCCACCGTCTGGACCCGCCAGCTGTAAACCTATCGCTGCCTTCAAGCCCCGCTGACCGTCTACGCCTCCCAGCGGGTTCCACTCAGCTCGTCGAGCTTATAAAGTTACTGGCGATCCCAGCGAACTCAGCGAGTTCAGCGGGATTGACAAGTTGAGGGATGAAATTGCATCAATTACCAGGGATGAAGCTGACTTCGTCCACCAGGATCCAGCCTCGGCCGCGGTGGTGGAGGATGATGTTCACTAAGGGACCGTTGAATGGACCGGTGAACGTCAAGT